TCTAGGCATAATGAGATGTACTCGTTATATATTTCGTTATGGAAGATGACTACGTCATCTCCTAAAACAAAGTAACCATGTTGGCGGAATACTTTCATTAACTCCCTTTTACGGGTTTTAACGGAAGATTTATCTCCGTCCTTCGGTCCTATTATCCTGTGTGCCGCGAACTCTACGAGTGCGTGGTGAGTAAGGGTGGCTAGCGGTCACGAGCTTAGAAAGCCCATGGGCTGACCAACCTCATAACTAATAGTCTCTTCTGAAGTTCCGGATATACGGAAACTACGGTTGATCACTGTGTATCACAGTTTAACTATTATTGCAGATGTCAACGCCTCCAGAAGCGCCAATTGAGGTCCGATTGGAAACCGGTCCGTAAATTGTGTAGCATCAGAACTTCCCATAAATAATTTATGGTTCGATCTGAAAGAAATCACTTCCCAAGGTTTTCCGTGATTAGAAACCGCGGATGTTGGGAGTGTTTTCAAAGTGTCCATTAAGAATGTGTGGATAGGTTGCAGCACAGCTGCAGTGAATCCATCACCAATGGCTACGACTCGTGTTTTTAGACCTTTATCAGGTACAAAAGCTACTCGTCCTAGACATAATTCTATAAACGAATTACCTTGACTACATACTTCTTTATAAGCGCGGCCATGTTCATCAATGACGTTTTGCATTCACTCTATGAGGTCTGCAGAACAAGTGTGCCGGGCTAGCCTTAGCAGGCTATCCCGTAGCACATCATCAGTGGATAATGCGACTGCGTCCAAGACTAGTGTTAAAGTACTAGTAGAGCCGTTTGGCCCTGACGTAGATTTCGCCTTAAGAACACTTTGTTCAGAACGAGAATTCCATGGCTTAACAGCTTTGCGTTTTAAAAGGTTCTCACCCCAAGTTTTACAGAAAACAGTAAATTCTCTGAGTATGTTTTCGTCCCCGTTAAACGGTTCAGAAATAGATTCAGTGTTTTTGCTAGTGATTCCTTGTAGTAAGTCGAAAGACCGAAATATCGATATTACGAAGCTTTTCTTCAAAGGGTCTGGAGCTATAACGTAGTTCTTAAATGGCTTTAATTTCTTAGGCCACCCTGACTTATCTGTAGCGCACCATTCAATTGGCTCGCATGGTAACTCCATTGCGTTACGTATAATGAAGTTTTGATAAGACTTCAGCAGCTTCACAGCTGTGATAGGGCCATGGTTATCTATTAATTTAGTAACCAAGGATATATAAGATTTACAGAGTA